CTGAGTTGGTTCTACCAAATCCTGAGTTGGTTCTACCAAATCCTGAGTTGGTTCTACCAATTCCTGAGTTGGTTCTACCAATTCCTGAGTTGGTTCTACTAATTTTTGAACTGATACTGGTTCATGAATGGTTCCGGTATTATGTTCCTCTTCAGATATTTTTAAAGGAGACACATCTACAGATTTAAGTGATACTGGTGATGTTGATTCCGAATCTGGAAGTTCGGGATAGACAATAAATGGATTTATTAATTTCTTTGTTTGAGGAATGTCAATTGTTAATTTATCATTTGCGACAGTGGCAATAACATTTTGTTTTGTTTCCTCTTTATTTTCTATTAATTCACATCTTTTGGAAGCCAAACGTTTAAAACAATCAGAAAACATTTTTAATATACGTATATAATTAAACTTGCGGTATTTTCCACATTTAAAATTTTTTTTTTCTTATTTTTAAAGTCATAAAATAATTCTTATACAGTGCTTTTCCCGGATTTTATCTTTTATATCATATTCAAAAATTTTTGATATTTTTTTAAAACTCATAAAAACCCTTATTTTTAAAACATTTTTATCATTTTATTAAAATTAATTGATAAAAGATATAAATAATCAATATATTCATTCCCGACAAAAACTGCGTTTTCAGTTTTCACGATTTCTTATTTGATGTTAGAATAATGTTAGTTGTTGCATTATTAATAATCACAAGTGCTGTCTTAATTTACTTCCTGTTTTCTATATACAAAGTTATATCAAAATCAAATAATTCAACCAAGGCGGAAGAGCCTATGTATGATATTCCGTACAAGTCCTCTTTAGAGAATTCCTTAGAGAATACATCTAGCGAACAAGTAGTTTCTCAGACAAATGATAATTATTATAAACTCAAAGAACCAATACAGACAGATATTAAAATGCCACAAATTCCTGGACAAACAACCGAAGAAATAATTGCTCCTGAACCTCTTCAACAAAAAGTTGATACCACAATCGAAGCCCCATCATCGAATGATATTTATGATAAGGGTGAAGATACTGCAAATTTTGGTTCAAATTTAAGGCATCCTGAATCCATGGTAAAAGCAATAAATGATGATTTTAGTTTAGAAAATGAAATGGCTTCCGGTACATTAAATAACAAATCTAGTACTAATGACAACGATTTCTATGGTGAAATGGCTCAAAATGGAGGGGAGTTTATGAAAGGTATTAATGCTTATGATAGTTCTGATACTGGTACAATGTTTTCTTCTTTATAATATAGGGGGGTATTGTTTTAATGAATAAAAACGATTATTTATGTGTATCTATAATGATTGTTATAATTTTTTCATTGATTTCAACATATATAATATACAATAATATAAATATATTCAAAGAAGGCTTTGAAGATATTACTTCAGTTACTAATCCAAAGAAAGAGCCTTTTCCAGTTGATTCTATTATTTATATAAATCTTGATTCGCGTAAAGATAGAAATGAAGAAATATTAAATGAAATACGCAGAATCGGATTTCCTGAACATAAAATTCATAGATTAAGCGCAGTAAAAAGAAGTTGGGGGGCGCTTGGATGTGCTTTATCTCATAAAGCGGCGCTTGAATTTATCATTGAACATGGTTGGAAAAGAACTTTAATATTGGAAGATGATGCTGGATTTGAAGACAAAAATGTAGAACGCTGGAATAATGGCATTAATGAAGTAAGTTCATTTATTGAATCTTCTGGAGACGATGATACAAATTCTAAATGGGATGTGATTTTTTTGGGAGGTTTCGTTCGTGATACAAACGGGCCTATAAAAACAGATTACAAAACTTTGTGGCGTACTAAAAATACATCTTGTGCTCATGCGTATATTGTTCGTGGAAATTATGTGCCTAAAATGTACAACGAAATTAATATGGCTATACAAATGTTAATGAAAACCCCTTCTAATTTTAAACAGTATTTCTTAGATAATGCGTGGAATGTATTAATGGCGAAGGACAAATGGTATATTACTTTGCCAACATTAGCATTCCAAAGGGAAAGTTATTCAGACATTGAGAATAAAGTAGCAAATACCGATGCCCCTTTGCGCGGAAATGTTGTACGGGCGTGGAAAGAAGGTACTCTGTTACAATAAAATTATTTATTTAGGCCCGTACTCATTTTAAATGAGCAGATGGGTTACCGGTGCTTCATTCAAAATAGCCATAATTTTAACAATAATTCGTACGAATTATTGTTAAAATTATGGCTTATCAAGCCACTTGGCTAATGCTTGGCTTACGTATATTAACAAAGAATATCCTGATACCTGCTGGCTTGAGATTAAGGACTAAAAATTGTTTTATTTGTTTTCTTTTTAGTCGTCGTCGTTTTACAAAAACTGATTTATTTTCGTTTGTCAAAGCGAATGGAAGTTCCATGTGGTACCACCCGTCTGGGTCCAGAATGGTGTTATGCCTACTAATAACGGAGCCATGCATAACGCTACACACAGGCTTTACTGTAGGGTCTGTGTTAGGTTTTGCATTTGCGGTTGATTCGCATCTAGTCGCTTTTTTACAAGTTATTCTGAATTATTTTAACTAATTGTATAATAATACTATTATGGTGTATTTCGTTGTCCCATTTATTATGCCAATGATAACAAAAACCACCTTTGAAAAAATTATCAAAATTATATTGTTTGTCTGTATTTTTAAAAAAATTATCAGTGCGAATGTTGTATGGGTTTATTATCCAGTCGCCATCAAACCAACTACACGGTAAAACAAGCATATCTAACGGTAAATCATATGTAAGCAATGCTTGTCGAAACCCCCATCCACGATTACGTTTAACTATAAATTCAATATTTTTTTTCATTTTTTCAGATTTTGGGTATAGTGATATAAAAATTGCGTTATTTGGATGTTTCTGATTTTCCCATTGATATAGACATATTTCATTTTCAAAGTTAGAAAATATAGGGTCAAAATTTCGTAATATAAAACAATCTAAATCAAACCAAATACCGCCATAATTATAAAGTAATAAAATCCTTACGAAATTAGAATGATGTGTATCGGCTTTGCTATTATATTCGTAGTTTTCAAGAAAACCCGTATTGGTTTTTTCGTCACTATATGAAAAATCTTTAATTTCTGCGTATTTAGATATTTCACTATTATATTCATTAGCTGTATTATTTTCTAACCATAATATAATTTTATGTTTATTTTTATACACATTAAAATAATAGCAAGATAGTATAGAATATAAATGTTTTTCATTCAAAGTACCACGCCAATAACAATGAAATATAACCGATTTACTATATTCTCCTTGTAATTTAGTGGCAAGATTGATTGTTTCGGTATAATCTGTTTTATTAATTAACAACTTCATATATATATATATATATATATATATTAAAGAAAATTATTATTTGTTACTGACCGATAATGTAACATTTGAATCATCTGCCAGTTGAACCAAACCCACCTGTACCGCGTTCCGAACTTGGCTTTGGAAACTCATCTAGTGTTCGAACTACAATAATTTTTCGCCACGGTTTTGCTGATCCGGAAACGATTTGGAATAGCCGTGTCCCATTTTTTATATGTTCTACATTATCCCCAAATATCATCTTAATTGCACCCATAAGTTGGCCTCTATATCCAGAATCAATCAGTCCTTTTGAATTTGCGCAAATAAAGGGGGTTTTACTAATACTTGACCTTGGCATAAGCCAAAAGGCTCTTGGTTCAAGGTTACCAGAAGCCTGTTCCTTTACTGCACAAGAAGATACTATGCCAAATTTTAGAAATACCGTATCACCCTTGTTAATACTTACATCTTCACTACAATACACATCAAACCCAGAATCGCGCTCATTAGGATCACGTTCATTATATTTGAGTGCCTGGTCGCAATATAAATAATAAAACTCATCGTTGGGAACACATATATATAAATCAGTCATTTTTAAAATACCACAAAAAAAAGGTTCGTCTCAATTTTTGTCTTTCTTTATATTTTTATTATTTATACCGTACGATTGAATCGCGCGTCCTATATCATATGGTATAGAAACTCTTAAAAATGATGTTTGTGTTTTTAACTCTAATAATCCTGTTTTCGAATTATTATCTATAATATCGCTATCATCTTCTTGTGTGGTTATAGTTAAATTAAATGTGTGTGTTTCATAACTACAACATCTTTCTATGCCATTATAACATAAATATGTCCATTCTGAAAAAACAAGTTGATTAATATTATCATATTCCAATGTTATATTAAAATCTTGAGAATATGGTGTATATATTGAAATATAATTAGATTCAAAAATTAAATTCCATTGAGAATTTAAATTATTGGAATCTTGTGTATTAAATGAAAATTTATTTTCCATTTCTATTATCTATCTATTATTTATCTATTAATTATAGATAAATAAATCGGTTTCTATTTAAAAATATTGGTACCTGTCAATATCAAAATTAGTTACCGACCCCTGCTATAAAAGTACTGAAGTTAATTGCCCACCCTCTTTTTGGGGAGCAATTAACTTCAGTACTTCATTGTACCTTTAAAACTAACTAATTTTGATATTGACCGGTACCATATTAGGGTTTAAAGTGGGATGACATTTATATATTAAATAGTATGAGTAAATTAACAAAAGTACAACAACCCGTAAAGATTCAGAATTGGGGCGGGGCATTTCAAGTAGAGGTTATCAGTGACCCATCCGTAAAGCATTCACTTTTCGGATGGATGTCTGCTCTAAATTTTGGCTATCAATCCAATTGGCGTTTTAGCAATTTGTTAGATAGTAAAAAATTATCGGTTTTAAAACATTCCCACATGTATGTGTCAAAAAGACCGGGAAACACACGAACCGGTTATTTATGTTTTTATAGTCCTTTAAAAGTGGCTATTTTTGTTGAAGATGTTGAAAAAAACAAAAATTTACCTGAAGATAAACAACGGGTTCCAAGAATTGCTATTTTGCGTATGCGTCATTCTCCATCTGTTTATAATAACAATGGTTCAATATTTGCTGCTTCATTGGTAGTGTCAGATTCTACACTGTTACTTGAAGATATTCTTATATGGCAAGGACTTAATATATGGGAAACAGAATGTTTCAGTAAAAGATGGCAGTTATTAAAAGAATGGATAGAAAATGACTGGTGTGAAGATGAAACTCTACAACGGGGTCTAATTATTAAACCACGTAAACCCGCAAACTTATCTCTATTCAAATCAAATATTGGTGATATTTGGGAATTTATACCCGAAGATGCAGGTAAGCGCAGATTAATATGGCGTGATAAACGACATGAAAAAATGGTTTTATCTAATTATCCTCAAAAAGCCCCCGTTATTAAACAAATACACACCAAGCCCATAATTGTTCCAGAAGTTATTACTGAGCCAGTAATTCAAAAAGGTATTCTTGATACTTATTTTCCCTCTTTACCTTGTGCTACTGACGGTTCCTTAATTGCTATTGCGAAGAAGGTGCCAGAAGCGGGACCAGATGTATATACTTTATATGATGCAGATACAGGTTCTTTGGGTTCGGCGCTTATTCGTAAAATGACGATTTCTCTGGCTATGCGTACACACTGTAAAGATACAATAAATGTTAAAGTTGAATGGAATACTTCATTTGACAAATGGGAAATAGTTGATGTAGATGTACGTTTACAAATAAGCCCTGCTTCGGCGTTTATTAAAAAGTAATACCATAATAGAATGAAATCTCATACAAAAAAAATGAAACAAATGAAACAAATGAAACAAATGAAAAAGAGAGGTGGGGGATTTACAACTGGTTCACCATTGAGCCAACAGGCATATTACGTCCCCGAATATATATCAAAGGATGATTGTTATAATGCTGTTAGACCCGGTGCTATTCCATCAAATCCTAATCCTGATTTAGCACAAACACCTATGGCCGGTGGATATCGGGCTATGAATAATTGTAAAGCGATGGCTCCCATTGGTTCTATTCAATCTAATCCTAGGCCAAATTTAGCACAAACACCTATGGCTGGCGGTAATAATTCCCGGCGAAAATACGGAGGATGCGGTTGTGGATTAAAATATGGAGGGATGCACAAAAATAAACAAACAAGGCGAAAGTACACATTGCGAAACAAATCAAAGAAATCAAAGAAATCAAGAAAATATGGGCGCAAAGTCGGAGGGCGTTATGCTATAGAGCCATCCACAAGTATAGGTGGCGACGGTCCTATAATGGTACCCACTTATAGTAGTATTCCTTGCGAAGGTCATAGAGCAATGCCTATAAATCCCGCAAATCCCTCTGCTTTTGTTGATGCCGGAAATCCAGAGATAAACCTACATGGAGTGCGCCCTGCATTTATACAAACAGGTGGAAACCCTGTTGTGGGGAGCCATCCATTAGCATATGAAGCCCCGCGCGCCGGATTCTCTTTTGTTCCAAATATCGCTCAGGGAGAGCCTTTAAAACCAGGCATGATACCTTATGAAAATGTAGTTCCACAGGTTTCCCCATGTATTCATAATTGCGGTCATGCTATCGCAACAATTAATAAGCAATAAATTAATTTTATAAAATATCAATACATATTTTGTATTTATTGATATTTACCAACCAGTATCAAATTTAGTTACCTTTAAAGGCAACTAAATTTGTACGAACTCTTCTATGAAAGTAACCTATTGTAAAAAAGTAGCGTTGTGAATATTTATCGTTAATCAAATACCATCAAATCACGTAAAGACCAATATTCATAATTTCCATCCGGGAGAGGGCGCTTAACAATAAATGGCAATTTTTTCATTTTTAATTCCATTTTTGCTATAATATATAAATCAGATACCGTATCTGGCACTTCAACATATGGTTTAGACCCCTGTGCCAATTGCGATGCTCTAAAACTTAGTACCTTAGTTTTTTCAAATTGAGTTAGAAATGGATAACTAACTTGTTTGGTGTCCCCTTTTACTAACTTCTCTTTTACAGTTTCAGAATAATCTACCCAAATTTCGGGATGATGAGATAAAAGAATCTGCGTCTCCGTAGAGGGTTTTACACCTATTTTTGGATCTATAAGTACTTCTGCCGACTCCTCAAAATCATCTTCGGCTACAGGCTCTTGTTCATAATCAAAATCTTCTGTTTCTTCGTAATCACCCATTATTTTCTTATTATAGAGAATCTTTTATATGCCTTCTCAAATTTATATTTAAAACGGTTAAGAATTGTTTAATGTAAAATAATAATTATTTTACACTAATAATTATTTTTGATTAAAGTCAATAATCTTAAGAATTTTCTATACCGGTCAGTATCAAAGTTAGTTGCCATTTAAGGGCAACTAACTTTGAACGACCTCTGCTATGAAAGTAGCGAAAGTTAATTGCTTCCCCTCTTTTTGGGTGATCAATTAACTTTGGTACTTCATGGTGTACGACGACGCGCGTTATTTCATATTCACTTAAAGAACTTGACTTTTTTTATTTAGAATAGATAGACATGGTATATGATCTTAGACCGTATGGGTTTAAAAATACCATATTTTCAGATGATTTAACAGATATTAGTAATAATTTACCTATATGGAATAATATACATACAGTTTCTAAAAAACTCGTTGACACAAATTTAATTATAGAATATTTTATATCACCTATTAAAAATACAGATGAACAAGATACATATCCCATTTATATTTGGGGTAAAAAAATAGATGAAGGTACATATGGTAAAATATATACTTGTTTAAGAAAAATATATTCAAATATATCACATGGAAAAATAACATTAGATAGATCTGAAATACAAAATTTTGATACAGTTGTTATTAAAGAAACTCCACTTTGTTTATCAGATGCAGAAAGACACTTGTCAAAGGAGAGTCAAAAAAAAGCACTCTTAGAAGAATTTAACGCTCATCTTCACGAAGCAACTGTATTAACTCTTGCGTATATGGTGGCAAAAAAACATAAGATTGAAAAATCTATTCCTAGAATTTTTGAAATATTTACACATAGGAAAGATCACTATTCAACAATTGAAGATGTACATTCATTGTGTATAGTAATGGAATATATCCATGGTGAGACTTTACAAAAATATTTAGCACAAAAATTCCACACAAATAACAAAAAAGAGAATGACATAATATTTCTTAACTTATTAAAACAAATTGCCACTTTACTTGATATATTACAAGAATCGTTGCGAATGAATCATCGTGATATTAAAATTAATAATATACTAATACGTGATTCTAATTCTACGAACCCTATTTTAGTATTAATTGACTATGGATTTGCGTGTATAGCAAACGGTGAACAAGATCCTAATGCCGAAATGAGTCAAATTCAAGCAGGTTCATATTTTGGATCAAGGTTTTCTTGTTTTAAACATGGACGTGATATTTTTCAATATATATATGGCATTCACTGTTATTATCCTTTACAACAATATTTATCAGACGATTTATTTAAACTTGTGACAAAATGGATGACTTTAGAGTACGAAGGAAAAAATGTAAATATTCTTAATGGCATTTCTATACATGGGACTCCCCACGATGTGCTTCACCCGGTTATCAGTTTTAATGAAGGCATTTATATATTTTTGAAAAAACCAAATATTGACCCTTTAAATTGTTCTCCAAAAAAAGTGATGAATGATATTGAGAACTACCTAAACATGTACAACATTTAGAAAATAGGAGATGAGTAGGATATTGTCTCGTAAAACAATAACACGAATACAATCAGATATTCTTGGTACACAATCTGACGATATGAAAACGGCAGGTATTTATTATAATCCCGATGAGTCTGATATTACAAAAGGCCATGCATTAATATTTGGGCCAAATAACACTCCATATGAAGGTGGTGCTTATATTTTTTTAATTAAATTTCCCAATAACTATCCATTTGAACCACTTGAAATAAAAACGCTTGTACAAGATGGTGTTACGAGATTTAATCCAAACATGTATCGTGATGGCAAAGTCTGTTTATCTTTATTAAATACTTGGCACGTTGGAGATAAATGGTCTGCTTGTCAAACCTTAAGTAGTTGCTTATTAAGCATACAAACAGCAGTGTTATGTGAAATGCCTCTGACACGTGAGCCATGTAAAGAACATCTTGGAAAAAGTGAAGAAAGTAAAATATACGATAGAATGATATTACACGCAAATTTACAAACGGCAGTCATTGGTATGTTAAAAAATATTCCTGATTTCGCCGTTCCATTTTATGACGAAATCAGTAGTAATTTTATTAAAAAACGCGAACGTTTTGTTGATTTAGCAGTATCGATGACGGAGTATGATAACGTCAAAGAGAGGATGGATTTTTTCAATATGATAGTTACGTATAAATTTTCTACCCTTGGAGATATTATACAAGATTTAGTTTTACGCGATCCAAGGCTGTCCAGTGCAGGTGGATGTATTAACGAAATTAAATAATCATACCGGTCAGTATAAAAATTAGTTACCTTTAAGGACAACTAAATTTAAACGACTCTGCTATGAAAGTAGCGAAACTTAATTGCTCCCCCAAAAAGAGGCAAGCAATTAACTTCGGTACTTCATGGTACATATAAATTTGTTTGGGCATTATTACACCGACCGAAAATAAAAATGAGACAAACTATAGTTATCAATCGTATATTTTATAACTATGCTTTATGAAGTTTTCCAAATGTTTTGGTGTTATTTTATCTTTCAGTATTGTCTTGATTACCTTATCTATATCTTCATACGTATTTGGACTTTCCTTTTTGATATAATGCTTCAGTTGACTAAAGAATTCTTCTATCGCATTTGTTTCAGGGTGATATGGAACACTATATAGTAATGTATTACCTGTGTAAGTTTTTGTCTCATTTTTCTTTTCGGTCGGTGTAATAAAAAATTGAGTTGGCTCATAATCATTTATGTTTTAATAAGAAAACATGTCTTCCGTTCAAAGAGTTAAGCGTCGTCCATATGATGCTCTGCGCGATTACCTAGAAAGAAATCGCGCAGAGAAGGGAAGTAAAACTCACAATATTCAAGGTATGGGAAAGGAACTGGGCAATTATAATGTACCAGAAGATCAATATGAAAAATTTATGGGTCTAGTACATGACACGGTATTTGCCCAGGAACCTGGGGCATGTGCTATTTTAGAAAAGCATTTGACCCAAGGTGGCCCTATTCTTGTCGATCTTGATTTTAGATATACTGCAGGTGGACAACGCATACGCAGGTTTGATGATCAAATGCTACAAAACTTCGTCCGCATGTATGCCCAAACACTTTACAAATTCTTTGACCTTAGTTCTTTAAACGGGCGCAAATTACGATTCTTTGTAATGTTAAAACCGGAACCAGAAGTCGCAATTAAAAATGGAATAAAGGTTCATAAAGATGGAGTACATATCATTTGTCCCGATATAACTTTGAGTCCGCAAATACAATATACTATTCGCGGTTATATAATACAAAAACACCTTGTACAGGGGACTTTTGACGAAACTGGGTTTATTAATCCAGAATCCGATGTATATGACGCGCGTGTCATTGACACAAATTGTTGGTTTCTCTATGGCGCGTCTAAGCCAGACCAGGCATGTTACGATATTAGCGCGATGTACGAAATTCCTACTACTCTTAATATGTTAAATAAAGGGGAAGTTGAACGATGGAATATAATATGCGATTCTTTGGTTGAAGGCGACTACTCCAGTATGTCCAAACTAGATTTGATGAAACTATTCAGTATACGTCTTGGACATACGGTTGTAGATGCAGTGAAAGTGCTTGAAGAGCAGGATATTGCATGGGAATCTCTTTATTCAAAATGGGCATATGGTAAGGGGACTGCTCAAACAAATGTAGGTGGAGAAATGGTTCACACAAATATTATAGAAGAGCCACATGGCGATGATGGTGAAAATATGGAAAATTTTGGCTTGGAAGCAGATAATAACGATTGGGGTGAGATTACAACCGGTTATTCCAATGAAGATATTGATCAGGCTTTGGAACTTATGGATAAATGCCTAAATCCAAATAAGAGAGCCAAGGACTATGGGCCTTGGCTTGATTTAGGACTCTGTCTTTACAATATTAATAACTCTGCTCAGACTCCTCAGGATGATAAGATGATTTCAAAGTGGGCTGCTTTTAGTAGGCGGGCAGAAGGATATGAACATACACCTGATGAAGACTATCAAAAAACATGGCGCGGATTTCATGCTACAAATGGTAAGAAAATTCGTATCGGATCTCTGCACTTTTGGGCAGAGGAAGATAGTCCGGCACGATACAAAGAAATAACAGAAAAATCGGCTATTGGTTGGGTGACGAATAATCCGGATGGATCGCATGGTAAGGTTGCCGACCTGATGAAACGCTTATACAAACATGTGTTTTGCTCAACTATAATGGGTCGCAAAGATCAAACATACTTTCAGTATGTAGGCAATTATTGGAAAAAACTCAAGTCGCCCAATGAACTATGGCGAAGACTTACTGTTAATGTAGTTCGTTTATATATGCAGACAAAGTTTGAAGTTTGTAGATTGGAACGTGCAGCGGGTAGTGAAGGGGGGACAATGGATCTTAAAAAAGTAGAAAATGAACAAAATAGTCTACGTGAAAAACAAAAAACAATTACCAAAACACAAACATTATTGGAATCAACTCCTTTTCTAGAAAATGTTCTCAAGGCATGTTTTCACAAGTTTTACAACGATAATTTCGTTGATATGCTAAATCAACACAAAGATCTAATCGCCTGTGGAAATTGCGTTATTGAACTTCGTCATTATGAGAGTGGAGAAATCCGTTTTAATGAACGACCATCTATCTTTGTGCGAAAAGGACGACCAGACGATTATATCTCTTTCGTAATGGGAAAAGATAATGAATTGGAGCCTATAAATATAGATTATGATGCTAAAACTGGCAAACTTACACCTTTTGATCCTAACACCCCTGAACAGAAAGAATTGGCTGAATTCTTTGCTAAAGTATTTCCTGAAGTAGAATTGCGTGAATGGGTTCTCACTTTATTATCAGCATGTCTTGAAGGTGAGAATAAAGAGCAGAATTTCTATATTTTACAAGGTAGTGGTGGTAATGGGAAATCAAAGTTGTTAAATCTTATGAGTTGTGTGTTTGGTGAATATCAGACTTCGTTGAATACTGCAGCCTTAACTAAAAAGAGACCTGATTCCAGTGCTGCAAATCCGGATATTATTACACTAAAGTCTAAAAGATTCATTTATATGCAGGAACCTGATGAAGGTGAGAAACTAAATACCGCACGAATCAAACAATTTACAGGCGGTGATAATGTAGAGGCTCGTGGTCTATATGCCGACCAAGAGCGCTTTAAAATTATGGGTCGCATTTTCTTCTCTACAAATGATTTACCACCTGTACAAAGTATGGATGGTGGAACCTGGCGAAGAATGAAGGTTATCCCATTTGTATCCGCCTTTAAACCCAAAGGTCATGCAGAAATTAATCCCGCTAAAAATGTGTATGAACAAGACCCAAATATTGATGATAAGTTCAAACAAAATAATATGAGAGCTGCATTTCTCCGTTTACTGCTACATTATTGGGAGACCCGTTATCTAGTATCTGGCTTAACTATGCCACCAGAATGCGTAATGGAAGCAGTAAATCGCTTCAAGGCAGATAATGATTCATTTGTTGCTTTTGCCAATGAATGTCTTATCAAGGAACCTGATTCCGAAGCCACACTTTCTGAAATTATGATAAAATACAAACACTGGTATTCTGGTCAATCGGCACGAAAACAACTCAAAAAGCCAGAGATTATAGAACGTATTTCTAAAATTGCCACAACATATGACGGTGGTCGCACTTTTAGAGGAATCCGAACAGTATTGGACGGTGAGGATATTAGTGGCAACTTTCTTGGTCAAGGTTTTAGTTAAAATTATTGTCGTGTAGCCACTGCTTGTATAATGGTATGGGCTATAATAACCATAACAACAATAAAAATGGATACCGTCATAAATATTGCTTTTGGTGAGCCAAAATATTTGCCATATTTACTCACTATAACAAAACATATAGTACAGATAATTAAAATATATGATATCCAAAATGCCAATAATACTTGCGCATCTGCACTTTCAAAAGAGAAAAATGTAGTTAATGGTTTTTGTGGTTCACTGTCTAACATTCTTCGTCTATTTGTAAAGGCCGTCTCTCTTTTTTCCTTAGTTTGATTATTTATTATTATTTGTCTTTTTTCAAGTTCATCTTTGTATTTTTTTGCTATTTTAATAACACCATTGTTTGCCAATGTATTTACCTGATCCAACATCACATTAAATACTTTTAATTCATTATTAAACAGATTGTTTTTTTCTTTAGTATAACTATTTATCTCTTTATTTGCCATTTCTGTTTTTCTTGATATAGCCTCATTTGGTACCAATTTATCATATTGAACTTGTTTTATTTTTACATCTTGTTTTGCCATATTTAATTCTATACGCAATTTCTCTGCTTCTGCTTGTGGATCCGGGACTGGTGGAGGTGGAATTATTCTATTTTGTAGTGCTTGTAATGGGTCAATACGAGACCCGCCTGCACCCATTCTATCTCTATTCTTAGACAAAGATTACATTCTTTTACCGGTCAGTTTCAAATTTAGTTGCCCTACAAGGCAACTAAATTTGAACGACCTCTGCGATGAAAGTACCGAAGTTAATTGCCCCCAAAAAGAGGGGAGCAATTAACTTCGGTACTGACCGGTATTCCTACTCGCTTATCTGTTTCATAAATGGACATTCTCCACGTCTCATGTACGGGCATTCTCCACGTCTCATGTGTGGACATACTCCACGTCTCCTAATTGGATATCCCATACCTTCCTTGTTTTCTTGAGGAATTTTCCATATATCTAAAGGTGTGTATTTATATTCTTTTTCAAGTAATAAATGCGACAGTCCATGTATTCCTAGTACGATTGAGAATAATAGGATGACAATTAACATACGATATATGTCAAAATTTTGAATTTTTGTAAAATTAATTATAAGATATATGAACGCGAAAATCAAAAACGCTCCACTAAATGTATGTGCTATTATAGACGGATACATCATTATACTATATACTAATATTCAGGGAGTACCGGAAACTTAAAAAGTATTTACGGGTCTATAATTTTTTTACTGACCAGTATTTTATTTGTTAAAAATTATAATATTATTGAATCAAAAATATTATAAGATTGACATATTAGTATGAAACATGTTCGTCATAAGAAGTTGTACCCGTTTCATTACTTGACTCTAGTGCTGAAGTTAAATGTCACCCAAAAAGAGGGGCGCTTAACTTTCGCTACTTTCATAGCAGAAGTCGTACAAATTTAGTTGCCTTAAAGGAAACTAATCTAGATACCGATTGGTAAGTTAGAATGGGCATGTAGAAAACCCTCTTGCTGATGGTTTTGGCCGTCCAACGCCTGTGAGATATGCTTTTGCATCCGCCTCAACTTGTTGTTGATAACGATTACCTATGTCGGACAGATTGGAAACACCCTTTTTGGTATCAGAAAATACCTGAGAACCTATTTGTGAAACACCACCAACAACCGAACCTACAAGTCCGCCACCCATACCCATAACTATATCTCCATATGGAGACATAATGGTTCCAACCCCTTCGCCAACTCCTTCCAACCGTTTGAGTCCCTTTTCGGCGCATTTTTGCGCATCACTTATAGCCACGCCAAACGCACTAGGGCTTGTGTCAAGAGTAGCACACGGGCATGCCTCTTTAGAAGGATTCTTGGGAGGTTTATAAAATACCCGTTTACTCCAAAAGCGCCCGTCGCGATCGACATTTGTGTATCTGTTTCTATATAAACCGACAAGTGTTACACCGGCCATTAATAAAACAGTTACCAAAGTGGCAAATGGTGTAGAAATTAAGCCATTCTTAAATAAAAATATAACAATTGTCATAGCAAGCATCACGATAAAAAATAATTGTAAGAAAAATACAGTCTCAAGTTTATCATTATAATACCATTCATTTATTTCTGTTTGTCTTCTGGTGTTTTCTTTATCGTGTCTTAATCCGGAAATGCCACCCTGTGTTTTTTCTATCATGGATTCCTGGAGTTTTAATACGTCTTCATTGCGAATCGTATAAAAACTAGAATTATGTTCCATATCCATATATCTCCCAAAATCCGATTGTGCTTTCTGAAAGGCTGACCGTTTTGCGTCCAATGTCTCACCGGTTATACGTTCAACGCGCTCCGACACATACTTATTAAAATCGTCGGGATTTCCCTGAAGTTGTTGTGCAAATTGTACTTGTTCAATATCCTGTAATGTTTGGGTGATATTAATCCAAGGATTACCGCTAGTTAAATTGGCCATCGGTCTCACTCTATTTAACGAATACTTATTGTTTGAGCGAAGTCAGATTTTGTCCGGGGATTTCTGAAGATTAAAATGTTTTATACCATTATTTTTTTATAAAACTATTATCTAAAAATCATATTTACCGGTCAGTAACGAAATTAGTTGCCCTACAAGGCAACTAATTTCGTTCGGCCTCTGCTATGAAAGTACCTAAGTTATTTATTTCCCTCTTTTTGGAAGGAATCAAATAACTTAGGTACTTTCATAGTACTTTAAAAAGAAATTTTGACGTTGTTTATATTATGAATAACGTCTAAATATTTGTTTATATATCTATAGATTTACATTTAGGCAGAAGAACGCCATACAGAAAATACTGCTCCAATTGCCACAACATTCAATACTACAAATAAACTAATTTGGTTAAGGATGTGTTCATTCTTTTCTTGTGTATATTTAACCATCTCTTTTTGAGTTTCAATTATAGCATTGTCACGCTTTAATAAATTTTGGTGTGTATTAAGTACATTTAAACGTTTATTTATTTCACGATTAGTTTGATTTATAACTTCTTTATTATTATTAATTGGATTCATTCGCGATTCTGTTAAAAATGAAATAATTTCAAGTAAATTATTCAATCGCTGATTTAATTCTGTACTTAATGATAACATTAGTCGGGAAATATTATTTTGAGTATTATCCGTAGAAGTAGAACTTTTTAAAAAGGTCTTTAAGGCATATTTATACCTTGCTTCATAATAACAATATTCATTCTTAATATCTTTGAAAAATTTGGAGTCTTTTCTAACAAGATTATCCATATCTACTTTACTAGTACCGGGAATCTGATCCCGTGTAGGAATCAAACCCAATTGTGTAAGTTTATTAACATATGTTGAAAGTTGTGAATATGGAACACGCCCTGTTTCTGGATCCGGGGTAAATGTTAAAGGGGATATTCCATTATTAAATGGAGTTCTCAACTCCACCTCATCAAATGTACTGGAACTAGTAGGACAAAAATCAGAAGATGATATTCCGGGGATCGGTTGCACAAAATAGTTACTCATGTTAAGCCCTTCTCTGATATAGTGTTTATGTTCTTTTATTTCAAAAATGAAAGAACATAAAATAAAAAAAATTATCGGACTCTTTTTGTAACAGGTAATGGTAGTGCTTGAACTCTTGGCATTATTGGCTGTGGTCTTTGAACTGTTTGTTGTAGAAATCCAGGTTGAATTACAGATGTAGGTTTTGACATTAATAAATTAGATATCTGAATGTTATTTATTCTTAAGAAATCTATTACAAACGCTATTATAATAATTAAAGCGCTTATTCCAAAAATACACGATATAAATAATATGGTAGAACGAGATCCTTCACTTAAATCTATATAAGGGTTTGTTGGTGAAAAACTATACCATTTTGAGTATTGTATTTCCCACGGCATATATGAAAATATTGTTGAATGAAAATTACTTTCGTATTTTTTATTTTGATCCATTGCCTGTTCTTTACGCAAAAGGGCTTTTTTCTCCATTTCATTATTTTGATCTATGAGTTTTTGTAGTTTCTTTTCATCCTGATAAATTTTATTAACAATTTCCGGACCCATTTCGGTCTGTATTTGCTTTAAATAACCAATAAGCGTTTCTCCTTCTGTTTTAATATCTTGTATTGTGGATTGTATTTGATTTTTTGCGTTTTTAACTTCATCAACTGCCCCAGGATAATCTAAAGCAGCGGGAACAGAACGTTGTTTAACAATATTCAAATTATTATTATAATTCTCTGTTAAACGATCTCTTCGTTCTGAAAATGCTCTGTAATTATCCATGGTCCATTTTATACTCTGAGCCATATTCCACTATTATATAGAACATATTCTATACATAACATAATCGCCTGTAGTTGGGGATGGCCTAGTGATTTCAACAATATTATCGGGGGCAAGACCCATGACTCGTGTCATAATATCCACATGATATTTGATGAGTGGAATGTTTTTCTTATGCTTAAGACGAAGATTTGCCAGAAGTTCTGGCTCTTCAGAAGCCGGGATTTTTCGGAATTTTGGTTGTAACACATGATTCGCAGGATTTGAAATAATCTGTTTAATGTAATAAAACACAATACGACGCTTATTCAATTGCCATTGTTTTATAGCCATTAAGTGGAATGCTTCATGCATAGGTTCGTTTATAATTACAATTGCTTCATCCGTTTCTTCATTTGCTGCATTATCTTCAAACTGGTCTGTATCCCATAATTCTTGGACACGGCGTTCTAAAGACAGTCTTACTTTCTCAAAAATCCAATAAAAGACTTGAGCGCGCTTTTTAAAAGTATTATCATCCTTGGCATAAAGGCGCATTCGTAGATGATTTGGTCCACAAGTTGCCAACTTCGTTATATCGGCGGGAGATTGATTGTCATATGGACTCGTTTCATATCCCTGTTTGTTAAGAATATCAAGAATTACCGGGCGTGTTCTGGCTACCAAATCAAAGAGTTCTTCAGTTGTATCCATTTTATTATTTACGTTACTATTAATTAGTTTATTCAATTTTAAGCCCTTTATTGTGTTTTTTTGGCTGAGTTATTAGAAATGGTGTATTTTTACAGGCAAATCGTTTCAAGGTGCGACCACGAGTTTGTAATACTGATTTTGTACATATAGCAATTGCCGACTGTTCTTTTGTATTTGTACTTTTACGCGGTTTAATGGTTCTTCTTACTTTTTTAATACAATTACAATATGTTTTACTAAGAGATTTGCGCATTATTATTTATATAATATTTTTATACCATGAAGTACCGAAGTTAATTGTCCCCCGCTTTTTGGGGAGCAATTAACTTTCGCTACTTTCATAGCAGAGGTCTTACAAATTTAGTTACCCTTAAGGGGCAACTAAATTTGATACTGGTCGGTAATATTTTTATAATGTTTCAAAACAATATAAAATTTGAATATACTGACACATTTAGCCGAAAATATAAAAATTAAAACAGAAAAATGTTTGTATGTAAAACATGTGTAAAATCATTTTCCAACAAGGTAAATCTTGAACAACATAATAAACGAAAAATACCTTGTAAAGCGCCTGTAGCAATTACAACTATTCCCGAGTCAAATACATTACAAAATACTGCTTTATCATTGTTTTCTGGATGTGGGGGGGATACACTTGGATTAGAAAAGGCCGGTTTCAAAGTTGTTGCGTTTTCTGAATTTAAACAAAAATTTTGCGATTCGCATATAGCCAATTTCCCAGATTCAAATCTTATTACAGAACTAAATAAAAAAACAGGTGATATTACAAAAATCGAAGATTCGCAATTCGCACAATATACAGGAAAAATAGATGTAATATTTGCCGGATTTCCTTGTCAAGGTTTCTCTCATGCAGGTAAAAAACAACGCAATGATCCGCGAAATCAACTGTACATACATTTTGTTAGAGTAACACGAATTGTCAAGCCACTCTTTATTATTGGTGAAAATGTACAGGGTCTAAGTACAATGAAAAGTGGTGCTTTAGCAACAGATCCCCTTATGATTGATTTAATTCGTTCGGCTTTTGCAGAAATTGGATATAGTATTTCGTATAAAATTCATGAAGCTGTGAATTTTGGCGTACCACAAAAACGAAAACGAATGGTAATTATTGGATGGGATAATAATAGAATTAAAAATTTCAATCCAACACAATTTTGGAAAACAGTTGAAACAAATGGACAACAAAATATACAAAATAACATCAGAACATTTATTACAAATTCAATGGAGGGGGCTTATTTATTACCTTCTGCATCTATTCCAGATAATTTTGCTCAATACGCGATTTCAATAGAACAAGATACAAATCCTAGTGGCACTCCACATCCATATGTTGTATTAAAAACAAACTCCAATCTGCTAAGTTGCTGTAAACGAATTTCGCCGTTACATTCTGAAATTATTGATACCGACTCTCCTGCTAAAACAATCATTTGTACATATGGTCATCAACCCCGTCTCCTATTGGGATTGCGAAAACCCGATGGTACGTCGTATGTCAGAACACTCTTGCCAGATGAACTAAAGCAAATACAGGGGTTTCCCAGCACATTTAAATTATGTGGTTCTATATCTGAAAAAATTACCCAGATTGGGAATGCCGTTCCACCACCAATGATTGAAGCCGTCGCCAAGACTATTAGAATGTCATGTAATAATTAATTTTGGGTATATATATACCGGCCAGTATCAAATTTAGTTGCCCTACAAGGCAACTAAATTTGATACTGGCCTCTGCTACTTCATGGTACAAATAAATACAAACCGTTATTGAAATTAGTTGTATTTAAGCGTGACTAAATTTGATACTGACAGGTACATAATACTTATTACTTCCACCTACAAGAAATCAAGTTTTTACCAGCCTTTTTACATGGTGTTTTATTTTTTAAAGTTCTACACGCTACAAGACGTTTGCCAGCGTTCTTACAAGATGATTTTTTGGAAACCACTTTAGCCATTGTTTTCTTCGCCATTGTTTTCTTCGCCATTGTTTCCTTTGTCATTGTTTTCTTCGCCATTGTTTTCTTTGTCTTGTTTTTAGAAGTCTTGTTTTTACCGGGCTTATTTTTACCAGCATAAAAAGGGGCGAACATGGACATTTTATATATTATACAAAGTTTTATTTTTCGTCTTAATGAAATAGGTCTTAAAATATTTATATGTAATATATAGAATGGCTATTCGTCTTCTTCATAATAATTATTCAAAACATAAAACGTCTAAATATATGATTAATTTTGAAAATATAAATAACATAACAAATCCCGAAACAATATATTGTCTTAATATTATAAACTTGTTTAATAAAGATCCGACAAATTATAAAATTTATACAGATATAATAAAAACACAAAAAAATATAGTTATTAAATTTGGCGGACATAAATTAATTCAAGAATATAGGATCTGTGAAATTTTTAAAAATATAAATTTGATAACATTTATGTCTTTCTATTATATATTTAATCATTTAAATAACGATAATACTATTATTATGCCGTATATAAAGGGGGGACAGATAGACAAATGGACGTGGAATGCATCTAATTTTGATGTATTTAAAAATGTTATAAAACATATTTTTATGAGTTTATTATTTGCCAATCATCATTTATGTTTCATTCATGGGAATTTACATTTAGGAAATATTTTGTTAGATGATACAAAACAAATATCTATCACATATGGTAATTTTTGTGTTATTGAACTTAAGGGGGTATTACCAATTATAATGGATTTTGATGATGCTAAATTTACAGATAACAGTTGTAATTATATATACAAGGATTTGGAAGATATTATTAATAAAATATATTTTTCATGTAATATTGATTTTGATATCAATAAAATGCGAACTCTTCTACAAAATTTTCACAAAGATAAATGTGTTTTAACTAAAGAAAATGTTAATATTATATGTAACACTATTGATACTATATAAAGTGCCGATGTCATGAAGTGGCCAAGGTCGTTCAAATTTAGTTTCCTTAAAGGCAACTAAATTTGAAACTGACCGATAGGTAATTGTTAATATGTTTTTATATATAAACACAGAAGTATTACACAAAACATAAATAACATTAATTTTCCAGAAAATATACACAAACGAAAACAAATAATCATACAATTACACATAATCCACAATAGGAGAAATAATAAAATAACTAGCAAAATCATTTTTATTTTATAAATGAGTTTTATAGTTTTATATAAGGGTATTATATTTCAATTTTTTAATATTAAATACATGTCAATACCGGCACCGTGAAGTAACAGAGGTCGTACAAATTTAGTTGCCTTTAAGGCAACTAAATTTGATACTGACCGGTAGGTACTTCATTGTACGAAATAAATATCGGATACTATAAAAATCACTAAATAGATGTTTTATATAATTTTATCAAATAGGTAAAGCCTCATAATTGTCATCGCCGTCAATATGTATCTTATTAATTTCATACCCTAATAATTTCATATAATTCATTAACTCTATACCTGTATTAGGTATTCCATTCCAATGTTCGCTTTCATTATCCCAACATTCAAACAATATAACTGGTTTATATTTCAGAATAGTTTGTTCCCCACTCTTTATCACATTCAGTTCATGTCCTTCTACATCTATTTTTATTAAGTCTATTTTATCAAATTGAAATGAATCTAAAGTTGCTAACGTATATTTATTTTTTTGTTCAGAATTATTTGTTTCTATCAATTTACAACCCCCAATATTAACAGATTCCGAAAGTTGTATTGTTGTTTTCATATTTATATTATTTGTAATAGCACAATGACGCGGATAAATTATTGAGTCCTTATTATTCAAAAAAAATATTTCCACAAAGAGCGTAATAAGAAGAATCAAATGGTTCGAATGAATATATTTTTCTATTTTTAATAGCAAGAGGAATAGACCATGCACCAATATTAGCGCCAATGTCTAATATAATAGAATCATCATTTAGATATTTTTCAGCGTATTTAATTAAATTATTCTCCCAATAACCGTATTTGGCTAAAGAATTAGATATTGTGTCGTCACCATAGCATAAATATGCATAATTATCAATACTTTTACAAACCCTTCTAGATACCATACTATATTCTAGTAAGAAGACGATTCTTTATGTGGTCTAAGACATTGAGATGTTAGAGTGTTGAATCTAAAACCTTTTTTGATTGATTGAGTGAATTTTTAGAGCAACATTTTCGTGGTAATAACCAGACATTCCCGTAGGGGTTCCGTTCATTCCAAGCCATTCATAATTAACAATATTTTCTGTAATAAATTCATAAAACGCTTTGAGTTCACCTGTATCACCGTCAAACCCTGGATAATTTACTAACTCGTCAAATACAATAACACAATCATTGTCTAAATAATCTTTCAATGTATTCAAAATATATTTAGTTGAACTATACAAATCTGCATCCATATGTATAAAAGAAACTTTTTTATTTTGTGTTTTTATAAAATCGGGCAATGTTTTATCAAACCACCCTTTTACAAGAACAACATTATTATTGACTACAGGAAGATTTCCGTTTCTGCTAAACGTTCCTTTATCAAACCCATCTCTCCATTTTTCAGGGAGTCCTTCAAAACTATCAAAGCCGTATACGGTATCATTTGTAAATTTAGATATATAATTAATGGTTCTTCCCGATGCTACTCCAAACTCTAACCACAAGGTATTTGGCTTATGTTTAAAAGCCATTTTTTCAAATATATATTCAAGAGGATATGTATTAACATTTGGAATATTTTGAATAATGCTCAACATGTATATTAAAATGTAACATATCTAATCTCCAAATTTTTCCTGAAAAGGACTTTTAAACTAACATATGTCCGATTTATAATAATTATGTACCGGGAAGTAGAGGTCGTACAAATTTAGTTGCCCTACAAGGCAACTAAATTTGTACTGACCGGTAATATAAAAATTTATATTATAGTTGATAATTAATAAATGTCCATTGGATTAAATAAAAATTGTTGATTTTGCATTTTTTCTTATTTTTTCAAGAGTCATCTTAATTCTTAAATTTTCATTATGTCTATTTCTAAGTTCTTCCTCAAAAAGTCGTTTTCGTTCTTCTTTGTAAAACTTGATTTTATTATTTTTATATTCTTCTTCTATCTGTTTTCTTTTTTCAGAAGCCCATATATTATTTCTTGTTTGTCTATTAAAATATTTTTCCAATGCTCTAATTCTAAAAATATCAGTTACCAATCCCAATCGTTTTTCATTAATGTCAAATAATTTTACTATTTTATTTTCTAATTTTTCAATAGATTCATACCGTATATTGTCAATACGTTGCATACTATAAAACATAAATAAATATTATTAATAAATTCACATTAAGTACTTCATAGCATAGGTCGTTCAAATTTAGTTGCCTCAAAGGCAACTAAATTTGATACTGACCGGTAAAGTATAAAATTAAAGACCATATAAAAAAATGTGATAGTTCGTTTTTTAATCACATATCTAATATTAAAAACTGATCAAATCTTAAGTCTTTATTCATTATGGTTGTCTATTTTAAATGTTCAAGGGTCTAAATGCGATTAAATACAAGTATTTTCTGTAGCAACTGTTATTATATCAAATAATATTAAAAAAGAAAAACCACTCATCTGGACACGGGCTATTGTCGTTTAAAACAAGTTTTAGAGCGGTGCGTATTTTAAATGCCGATTTTTAGACCAACGAACATTTCAATCCGGCACTTTAGTCAGGTAGAGAATATGTTGAAATCCACTTTCCACCTACTTCACATTCACAAGTACCCCATCCATCTCTATGACCATACAGTAATTTTTCACGTTTATAATGCTCATTTGCTAAACCGCATGGTCCTCTTAATTCAGTTGTATCATCTAACACGATACGATTAGTTTTGGAGTTGTATTTTCCGATCATGACCTTGTTAATGCCAATTGTATGGCGAATGCGTTGTCCGTTTGTAAAGCACTTAGACATATCACGACATCCTTTTACACACGTTGCCTTGACTCGTGATGCTGACTCTATTGATCCGAGATTATAGAAGTTTTTTTATTTATATATTTGTTCACTGTTTCTCTATATGTTTGTATATAAGAATCAATACATGTTCTGTGAAATAAAATATGTGAACCAACTATAAATTTATCTGGGAAATTATAAAACTCTTTAGATAATAAAGGTTTTAATAATTGTAAATATACACATGGTTCTGTAATTTTATTCCTTCGTGTAAAATCATCTAAATTCCATTCTTCTTTACGTACACATCCAGAATCTACCCAAATAAGCCAATCTTCTGTTGGATACAAATCTGAAACTTTTTTAACAAAATATGATTTTGATGCCCATATAGCACCTAATTCCCATGTATGATATTTTTCAGGATCGTATTGTATTTGTTCTTTCCAAAAATGATATGGAAAATCGCGAAATATTTTAGAATCCTCAAAATTTTGAATGATAAATTCAACATTCGATCCTGCAAATTCTTTTAAAGAAACATAATTTTCTTCATCTGTAAAAAAAAATAATTTTCTGCCATCCAAATTTCCTAAAAAAAACTCTGAATATTTTCATGATAAAATTTTTTAACATTTTTACTGGGAATATTATAATAAGCAGTTACCACTATCATCTACTAATAAATATAAAATAATTTTAGGTGCCTTAAAAGGTAACTAAATTTGTACTACCTCAGCAGTCAAAATCGGAAATTTACCCGTAAAGTAATTATAACTATATTTCATAATAATATCACATAAAATAAAACAAGATGCCTAGAATCATTGCCATGAAAATATTGAAAGGGCGACGAAGAGATGCAATTTGTAATAATGAAAATCGCGATGTTAAAAATATACAAACATATGACAGACGTATTGGCGATTATTTGATTAAAAATGAATTAATGTATAATCAACATAACAGAGAAATATCCATAGAGGATCAAATTTTATGCGCATTGAATGATGGTTGGTCACTTAAAGGGGATTTAATTCCTCCGGTAGGCGATGATGTATCTTTCTTTCAATTGATAGTAAAATATACAGAACCAGATTCATCCAATTTGGATTTATAAATAACTCTTTGTATAATCATAATTGTAAACACTACCGGTCACTAGCGTTTTAAGTTGTCTTTAAGGGTAACTAAAAACGCTACTAACATATAGTAAATAGTATTTTTAATAATGTATTATTTTAGATGGAACGAAAAATTACACGTCGTGTAAAAAAAGGGGGGAAATATATAAGTTCTGGTTCTTATGGATGTGTGTTTAAACCTGCCATAAAATGCAAAGGAGAAAAAAATAGACAAACCCGATATATTTCTAAACTCATGGAATATAACGACGCACAAAAAGAATTTTCAGAAGCACAAATTTTACATAAATTTAATAAAAATTTCAAATATTTCTTATATCCTGATAAAGCATGTTACCCGGAACCAAATAGTGACGATGAAATAAGAAAATGTGACAAAACTCTAAAAACTCCTATTACTTTGCTTACACCATACGGTGGAACTGACCTTGCCAGTTTAGATGTGTTATTTTCAGATATACCCGCATTATTTGAAAGTATAATAAATGTATTCAATGGTGTTAAAATTTTACATGATAATAATTATATACATAACGACATTAAACCATTAAATATGGTTTCATTTAAAAATAAAGATGGTGTGTATTCTACACGTTTAATTGATTTTGGTACAATGTTTACTATAGAAGAATATTTACATATCAAACACAAAGATAATTATGTGTATTGGC